CTAGTACCCCTTCTGTTTCATTTTTTAATTTAACTCTTGTTGATTCTTCCATAAATTAATTGTTTTAAGTTTTCTACACCTTCTTTTTTAACTAAATCGCTGGGATCTTTACAGCCTATACAAGATTTAGGTACATTCCAATATTTTAAACCATAATTTTTAGTTAATTCAATACTACTGTTTACACCAGTTTCATCATTATCATATGCTACATAAATGTTCTTAAATCTTGACTTTAAATCTTTTATTAACTCAACATCTAATAAAGATTTCTCAGTATGAGGAGCTATTGCAGATATACCTATAAGATCTAATACCATTATATCTTTATAAGAGGAAGTAATAAAAACATTTTTTCCTGACCTTGGCAACTTATCTAAACCCATTATATGCTTAGAAATATTATATTTTCTAAACTTGTCTTCTTTGCCCGCTGCTAATGGTCTATAACCTGTCCATGATTCTTCAGAATGTAAATAAACAAAAAGAGGATCTTTCAATTTAGAATAATGCCACTTAATATTTCCTATCCAATATGCAGTACAAGGATAAACATTAAATTTATCTAACATATTCCTATCAATATGATAATCTTTCCAATAATCTAATTCAAAACTTTGCCAATCATCTGTATACTTAATGGACTGTTTAAACACTGGAGTCTCTAACTTAACGTGTATTAGATTAGGACCCTTTTTTACTTCCAAATATATCTTTCTGATAGCATCTTGAGCACTAAGATTATATTTCATCATTACAAAGTCTAATGGAGAAGATAATCTATCTACTAAACCAAATCTTATCCATTTAAGTCTTCCTTTATAATAAACTATTTTGAAAGATGGCGTTTTTTCTGCTTTAAACGGGCAGAAATATGTTTTTGTTTGAAAGTCCCCAAAATAATGTAACATTATATCTTCTTCTGTTACATGTTGCAATAGTTCATCATAAGTTTCTGGAAAAAAATAATATTTCATTTTTATTTATCTAAGTAAGGATGTATAAGGCCACTTATAAATTGAAATAATACTAAGCAAGTTGATACCCAAACGTTAATCAATTGATATGGAAAAAATATAATATATATTACTGCCAAGGGTATAAGTGAGCAATGTTTAAAAAACTTTTTCATTTTAATTATTTTTCTAATTGCGATTTTAATTTATTATAAGTCTTAACAACATTTATTTTTTGGTACGCTTTTACTGCCTTTTTATCTACTTCTAAAATAGGCTTTTTACAAGTTAATAAATACAAAACCCTTTGACAAAACCCTTTTCTTGTGTTATCTAGTTCTTTCCAGAATGGCGAAGCTAAAAATTCCGATTGTATAAAATCAATATCTAAAGTATTATTAATAGTGCCTCTAAACCAAATACTAGTGCTTTTTCCTATACGCAACATCTTTAAAAACAATATTTTATTTTTAGGTACAATTGTTGTTAAATGTCCGTATGCGCAGCCTATAGATTTACACTTACGAGAACCTAAAGAGCGTTTATCTTTTCTATATGTTTCCATATCAAATTTGCTATCTGGTACTTGGGTATAAATGTAATATACCGCTTTTAACATGTTTATTTTATTCATTTTGTTTTATTTAAAACATCAATGTCTTTTTGCAATACTCTTAAAGGATAAGGTGAAGGAACTACTGAATCACTTAATTCTAATAAATTCCCTTGATCGGTTTTTATAATTTCTTGTAAAAAAGACTTATTCCATGTGTCTTTTGTTCTGTATTTCCAATAAATAAATTCTCCTTTTTTCATTTTATATAATTTTTATGTTAACTAATATTTTTTGAACTGCGTAGCCTTCTTTGGGATATTGGCTCTATTTGTAGTAATGAAATCCGTCGTGTTTAATCATGCGGCATATTGCTGTCGCTTTAAATTTTGATATTGTTTCAATAAAAATATTTTCTTCGCAATCAAACACCGCCCACATGATATGTTGTTTTATTTTTTTTGGTTTTTTCATAATTAATTTTAAATCTAATGTTCAAATAAACCGTTTGAACACTTCTGTATAAAATTGAAGTACCCATCAATTACTTGTTTATGTGATATTCCAAATAATAATAGAGGTATAAACCACCATAAAAATTGACACACAACTAATATAAAAAATGTAACCCACATCAAACCTACCACAATTCTTTTTAATACTAAAAATATTTTTTTAACCATATTTATCTTTTTTTAACATACATTAATTTTGTCTGGATGCACGTTACTTTATAGCTTGTATAAACAAGTTAGTGGTCATTGCTATTGAGATATAGCTTGTTTTTGTTTTCCCACCATTCTTTCCACCCGTGTTCATCACCTTGTACAGCAATCCACGTTTCTTTTGAAACCTTGTCGAGCATCTTACTTACATTATTTATTGTCAACGGCTGCAACGAACCGCTAACACCAAATAAACCCAATAAAAGGCTTTGTGCCTTATCTTCGGTTATCGTACCTTGTTCAAGGTCTTGTGCTATTTTTAAAATATATTGTTTCATATCTTTTTACTGTGTTTATTATTTACATTATGTTCCATTAATATGACTCCCTAACCCTTAAAATGTTTACCATTGGATATTTGTCTACAAACCCATCTTGTTTATATATGCAATACATCCCATCTTTTGTGTATGCGTTTTCAACATTTTCATACACGATTGCTTTACTTTGGCTCAATAAGTAAATTTCAATTTTCATATCTATTTTTATTTAAGTGTTCAACATTTGTTTTTCAAATTGTTTTATATATCTATCACCAACTTCGTTCCAAAGTCATCTTGCTTGCTCATAATCACCAACACTTATTTCTGCTTCAAATATCACTTCAAAGTGTTCTTCTGCACATTCCTTTGCAACTTCTTTTTTTATTTCGTCTATGGTTTTCATATAATTTCCAGCTTTGTGTTTCAAAACAGTCATTGTTATTAATGTTCAATTTGTTTATTCATACTCGCTATTCCAATCATTAGGTTTTAAAAAACTATACGCTCTATCTTCTGAATCCAAACATAATAATTGAACAAGTGATGATACAACAAAAGAAATTCCCGTTGCATATGCTCCAATATTAAAACTTATAAGAAATAAAATACTAAATAGAAACGGAATAAATAACCAACAGAACAAACCATTTTCAAACAAAGGTAATATTGCTCTGCTTAAATGAAGGTCATTTCCCCATTTATGAATTAGATAAAAGTATTCATTATTTATTTCATAAAACATTAGTGGGTCTTTTGGTTTCTTTTCCAATTTAAAACTTTCCATAGGTGCAATAATTTTTGTATTGTGTTCATTGCATTTTAGATTGTATGCAATCTCAAAAGTTAATATTCTATTTGCTAAATCTTTGTCAATAACTCCTTTGTATTTCTGTGTTGGTAAAAATCGCAACCTGTATTTTTTACAAACACCTTCTATTTGACTTATGTGAAAAACTCTATCTTGTGCAAACACCTTTGTTTCTTCTAAGTTTTGATTCATTTTGTTTTTGATGTCTTGGCCTTTTTTAAGTGCTCGGTTTAACCCGACTCTTGAAAGTGTATCGTTTTCCACCAATGGTGCAAATTTGTCATATTCATTTATGAATAATAATTCTTCTGGCATTACCAGTTTTTTATTTTCTTCTATAAGAGATTTTTCTAAATTAATTGTTATCATTTTTTATTCTATTATTTGTTAATTTCAATTAAAATTAAGGGCCAGAAAGTTTCCTTCCCAGCCCTTTCCTAAAAAATTTTGGGAATTTTATACCCAATCTTGTACCTGTCTGGATTCCTTCACTGCACCATTGCTAGGAGTATTGGCTGCTAATTGAGTAATCTCATATGAGTTATATGATAACTCACATTCTTTACCCATTTTTTGTAAAAAGGGTACATACTTACTCATTTTGCAATAACCATTTTTATCCTTAACGGTTTTACAATAAAGTTTAACACCATCACAATTGTCATTGATCAGTTGACAATATGCTTTAGCCAGAGCGGAGAAAGAAGATGTTGGTAATTTCTGCAGCTCATCTTTGGTTATACCAAATTTGGTAGCTACATGCAATAGTCTTTTCATCAACTTACCCTCTTCTCTTTTTAAAGCATCCTCTTTTGTATCTCCTGGGATATAACTCGCAGGGGATACATTTTCCTCTCTTATTGCAAAAATTCTGTCTTTCAGTGATGCAGTCCCTTCATCAGTTTCTCTAGTATAGTGAAAATCTATGTACTCATAGTTTTCCCCCATACCATACTCACATTTAGAAAGTTCTACATCAGAAACACATGCTGACACAGGAAATGGAATCCTTGATTGGTCAAGGTTTGTAAAGCTGTAATTGCTCATATAATTGTTTTAGGTTAAAATTCAAAGATACTAAATATCCTTGTCTTTTTTATACCTTTAACATTATATTAACGATAATATTCAGTTATTTTATCAAAAACTAACTTTAAATCATTATCAATTCTTTTTTCAAACATTCCTATTGGGGATTTTGCAGGTATAATTACACCTTTAACATTAGTTCTGTTTGTTATGAATTCATATTTCACTTCTTCCTTGTTTATTGTCACATCTGTATAGAGTACAGTACTTACTGTTGCTCTTGGATCATACTTTTCATCAAGTAATCTTCCAATAGTTTTTAGACCTTTTTCAACAATAACCCCATCTGAAATAATATTTTCACAATGAAACATAATAGCTATTTTTATATCTCCTTTTAGATTCTCACAAGTTTCAATAATTTCCTGCATATGTTTTGCTATATCAGTGAACTTAGTGTAACCTATTTCTGCACTTCTGTCAAAATATTCTTTTGTCATTACAAACCCAATATCATCTATAATGATGTTTTTAATATCAGGTCTAGTTTCTGATATTTGTTTTAAAATTCCTACAATAGTAGAGGCATCTGCAGTTATTGCAAGATTTTTTGTCCCAGTATTGTAACTTTTGTCTTCTTTGAAAGGTAATTCTTTATCAATTACCTTGATCATATAAGTTTCTTTTGGGTTTAAGTTTCTTAAAGATGTAGATTTGCCTGTACCTGTTTCTCCAACTATTATTACGGTTTTTGCCATATGTTTAAATTTTAGGCGGCGGAAGTTCTTTCCACATGCCAGTTTTGAAATCAAATGTTACTGCTAAATTTAATGGACACTCTGTATATCTTGAAGCTAGAACATGCAAAGATCTATATGTCCCCCTATAAAAATTTAAATTATAACCTTGATGTTCAGTTAAATGTTTAAATACATTAGGGTTAAATACAGAAATTACAATATCAGAGCATTCTCCAATACCAGAAGTGTCTTTTATGTCATCCAATTGAGGCTGCAGCTCATCCCCATGGAATTTTACTCTATCCATATTGGATACAGATCTATTTAAATGATGAAGATTTATAATAGTAGTCTTAAAGATATTTCTTAAAGTTATTGCATAATCTTCTAACCATTTATCAATATTTTCTTTTTTGTTAAATCTAGCTTCTTTTTTCATTAAACCTAGAGTATCAATTATTAGAAATACTTCTTCATCTTTGTCAGATTTATATCCAACTATTCTTTCTTTTTCTACTTTTTGATTAGCTGCATTTAATGTTTCATATTTCTCCTTAATAATCTTCCCATTATTATTATAATAGTTTAAACAATATTTATATATTGCTGTAGGATATGAATCATTAGCATCTGATATAAAAGTTATGTTATCAAATAATAAATCTAAATGTTCTTCAGATATTTTTTTTAATAACTCATAATCTGTTAAAGATATAAGGTTATTACCTAATGAGTAAACTAAGTTAGGATCAATTTCAGTGTTATAAAAATGATAAGCAAACATTGCAGCTAATCTAGCTTTAATCTGTTTGATATCAACTTCTAAAGAATAAAATACCCACTTGATATTCCTTTTTCCGTTTATCCATGGAGTAAAAATATATCTCCATAACATAAATGCTGTCTTACCAGATTTTGAGGAACCAACTATGGATGTAAGTTTTGCAGGCTGAATGTTATAAACTTTATTATCAAATCTAGGTAATCCACCTGGGATACCCTTATTTGCTCCAGCCATTCCTGCTTCAACATCTCTTATAAATTCACTATTATACAATTTCTTTTCTGTAATCATTGTCATCTACCCCTTTTGTCAATTCTAAATATTCTTCACACCTTGATTCCTCTCCTCCACTTATTTGTTTATAAAAAAAGAAGTCTGCTTTACCATGATAAGGAGTACGTTTTTCAGATAACCACTTTTTAGTAGCTTTTATAATATCCTCTTCTGAACAAGAATGTTCAGTAATAAATCTTGCAGCCTTTGCTTTGACTAAAGATTTAGTACTTCTATATCCTGCTGGCCATAATTTCATATACTCAAGTAAAAAGCTATCTTTTACATTTACTATTTTAGTTACTTGCTCTCCTTCTTTGGTAATTTTACAATTCCCAAATTTATATGGCCCTTTTTTGTCTACAAGTTGGACAAAACCTTTTGCAATTAGTATAGAAACAACATTAGGTTCAATTTCTTTGATAAGTTTCCAATACTCTTTCATGTATATTCATTTTGAACAATTCTATTAATTAAGGTACTTATTTGCTTAAGATTTATATTATAAGCATCTAAATTGGTACTATAATGATACAATTTTGGATTATTAAAATCTAAACCTATTCCTGCTACTATTACACCATCTCTTTTAATTCTTTCAACTTCTTTAGTTAAAAAAAGGTCCGCAGATGACCCCCCGTAAGTCTCTCCACAAGGAAAACCGTCAGAAATGGTTAATATTAGTAAATTACCATCTTGTTTAATTCTTTTATAAAGTTCTTTTATTACATGACCATCATAATTTTGTTGATAATCAATTCCTTCAAAGTTAATATAATCTTCATTCTCTCCGTTTCTATATATATGATATACTTTAGCATCAAAACCTCCTGAATGGGCATAAACATTTATATCTTTACTCAATCCTCTGAAAAACTTTACTATTCCCAAAGTAATTTGCTTTTGTTTAAGTATTTTATCTCTTTCCACCATTGAGCCACTATAATCCAAAAGTAATACTACAGAAAATGGTTTAATATTATTGATAATATCCTTTCTAAAAAAAATATTATCTTTATGACATAAGCTTTGAGAAATTAGAATTGTATCTAAAATTCCTGATCGTAAATGATTAAACTTAACAATTCCAGGATCAGTATTAATTAAACAGTCTTTTAGTAATAATTTATACAAATCTTCTGCCATTGAATCATATTTGATTCTTGTTTTACTTAAAGGTGCGTCAAAAAAACCTACAATAACTTCTCTACAACTATTATCAGATCTAGTTATATAATCATAATTCTTTTTTGTGTATTTTTCTATCCTACTTAAGATGTGCTCAAAAGAATTCTCTATTTTCTCTTCTTTTTCCGACATCTGTTTTCCGGAATTCCAATTAAAAGAACCATAAGTTTTTTTAAATTTTGGAATTGATATAATACTATTTTCAATTACATCAGAATAATACTCATAAAGACTTGATAATTCTAAGTTTTTCTTTATAGATTGTTCAATATGAAGTTTTAAAGCAACTTTTGTTAATTTTAATCTTGTTTCTGTTCTAAAAAAAGATTTTTCTTCATATTCTTCTACATTTAGAACAAGATTTTTTAAACTATCCTTTTGATCCAATAAAAACATTTTGATCAATTTTCTTCCATTAAAATCATTTATAAAACTTCCATGTTTTTCTGATAAATCAATTTCTAAATCAAAAGGGGCATCTATATATCCATGATTTTCAATTATTTTAATAAATCCCCCATAATTAGATTCTTCCCAATTTATTTTACTTATCTTCATTTAATTTTGTTAAAATGTCAGTTATGCTGTTTACACCATCTTCTCCCGATAAGCCATTACATACATTGTAAAAAGCATCATATGGAGTAAGATTCCCACTTATTAGTTGACATATATTCTTAATATGCCTGAGATTTAAATCAAAGGAACATTGACAATCTACATATTTTTTAGAAATAGCAACTTTTGCAGCTACTACCCTATCAATAATATCTTTACTAATATTAGGAAAATTATTTTCTAATATGAACTCTAGCGAAACAGGGTTATCTACTTTTATTGTCATAAATCTGTCAATTAATGCTCTATCTAACCTATTTGTACCAGAATATTGTGCTCCAATATTTACAGTAGCAAAAAATATACATTCTGGATGAATTTTAATTGGTTTACAATCTGAAAAACAATATTCCATTGCTAGCTCTCTTCTAAAATCTAAGCATGGAAATAGAATATTAGTTGCGGTATGCGAGGCTCTTGATAACTCATCCAGTAAAACTATACCTGGTTTTTGAATAATTTCTGAAAACCTTGATCTTATAAAAGTAGATTTTTGTTCTCCATTTTCTACTGTAATTATATGAGAACCAATTAGACTTGTAATTGGATCAGTCATTGTTCCCATATCCAATATTGTAAGAGGGATGTCTTTAGCTTTACAATAATGGTACACCAATTCTGTTTTTCCAATCCCTGAATCTCCAATTAACATAAGATTAGCCTTTTCTTTAACAGCTGTTTCTAATACTGCATAGTTACCAATAGAAACTTCAAATTTACCATTTAATAATAAACTTTTTTCTTTCAGTTTTTCAATTTTTCCAACAATGAAACTTTCATTTCCTGGTTTAATGTCTATTTTTTTTTTAACAACTCTCTTTGTCATAATATGTTTTTTAGTGATTTAATACATTCATTTACCCAAATTTCATCTTGAGTACCTCTAAGGCACAAGATAATTATCTTAGCCTTATACCCCTCTCTTTTTCTCAATGCTCTTCCTTGTCTTTGTAAATAATTAGTTGGGTTGGAATCTAATTGATATACAAAAACTAACTCAATTTCATTAAAGTTTAAACTAGTGTTAGCGGCATCAATTACAGAAATATGATTTATTTCCAAATTAT